GTTCAAGAAATGGGATATGGATTAATACTGAAGTATTTAGAGAAGCAGGTTTGTCTTTCATAAACACTGGCAAGTACTGTCATGAAATTCCAGGAACATTAGAGTTTGATAGATTCTGGGATGAGGAAACTAAAAGATGTTTAGAAGGCTATGAAATAGGAGGAGCTAGGATACCTGGAAGATTTTATTTCTATTTAAATTATGCACCTATCCAAAAAATTGATTTAACAGATGGTAATAGGCATAAAAAGAAAGTTGATAAGAAGTTCTTAGTACCTGACTTTTGGGATGGAGATTATAATTATTACTGGACTAAATATATTGCTGAAGAAGGACTTTACCCTGAAGATGTAGGTAATGTTAAAAAGTTTATAGATGGGTTGCACTTAGAACATAAAATCCTTAATCATGAAGGAGGTAAGGGAATGATTGTAGGTAAAGCTAGAAGAAGAGGATTCTCTTATAAGAACTCTGCAGATGCTGCTTATGATTTTACTTTCTTAGATAAGTCATTAACTCTTATTGCTGCTTATGATAAGAAGTATTTATTCTCATCTGATATGGGAATATTTACTAAAGTACAAAATATCCTTAATCACCTTAATCAACATGCACCTGCTTTTAAAAGAACTAGGTTAGTTAATAAATTAGCTGATGGTTATATTAAATCTGGGTACAAGGAAATTCAGGATGATGGTACAGAAATTGAGAAAGGAAAACAATCATCTATTGTTTGTGTATCTTTTATGGATAACCCAGATAATGCTAGGGGAGTGGATGCTAAAAGAATTATTGTTGAAGAAGCAGGTACATTTGCTAACTGGAAACAAACTTATTATGCTTTAGAACCAGGGATTAAAGCTGGTGATTATTATACAGGAACAATGAGTATCTTCGGAACTGGGGGAGATATGGAAGGAGGAACTGTAGATTTTGCAGATATGTTTTATAACCCAGAAGCATATAACTTAATGGCTTTTGAGAATGTGTGGGATGTTGAAGAAGGTAGAGATGTATCTGGTTTCTTTTTTCCTATGTATCAAAACTATGAAGGGGCTTATGATAAACAAGGAAACTCTGACAAAGAAAAAGCTAAAGAACTATTAACTAGGGTAAGAGAAGATAAGAAAGCTAAAGCCAAATCCCCAGAAGATTACTTAAGACATACTACAGAGTATGCTTGGACTCCTGCAGAAGCCTTTCAAGAAATCTCTAATAATATATTCCCAGTTGATGAACTAAAGAAACAATTAGGATTTTGTAAAACTCGTCCAGAGTATAAAGGTAAGTTAGGAACTCTATCTAAAGATGAGTTTGGTAATATAAACTTTAATATAAACTTAGATGCACAACCATTAGAGTATCAAGGTAAAACTACAGATAAGAGTGGATGGATACAGATTTGGGAAAATCCTATCTCACGCCCACCTTGGGGATTATATGTTGCAGGTTTAGATCCTTATGCAACTGATGAAGCTGATTACTCAGAATCTTTAGGTTCTATGTTTATCTTTAAAAGATACTTAATAGGTGAGGAAACTAAAGATATTATTGTTGCTGAGTACACAGGTAGACCTTCTTCTTTTAAAGAGTATTATGATAACTGTATTTTACTACTAGAGTATTATGGGGTAGTTGGTAATTGTTTATATGAGAATAACATTAATAACTTTAAAACTCACTTAGAGAATAGACATAAGTTGTATTTATTATCTAAGACTCCATCTATCCTTAAATCAGCATCTAATCAAAATGTTAATTCTTATGGGTTAAGAGTTGTAGGTAATTCTTACTCTTCTGTTAAGAATGAGTTAATTACATATATTAACCAATGGTTAAGAGAAGAAGATGAGGAAGGAATCTCTAATGTTTATAAGATTAAATCTATAGGACTTCTTCAAGAACTTATTAGATATAATAATACAGGAAACTTTGATAGGTTTATAAGTTTTGCACTAGCCTTAGTTAGACATATAGAATTAATAAAAGTTCCTATTAAAGATACTTCGTATAATTCTGCACAGGGGAAATCTTTTTTCTCCAATAAACTATTTAGTAACTAATGATTCCACCACTTCCTGAGCAACGAGTATCTGAGAATAAAAAACAAAGTAAGAAATGGCAAGAAGATTGTATTAGAGCTGTTGTAGGTAGAGCTTACTCAAACCTCTCAGGATCTAGAACTTCTAGAGAAGCCAAACAAATTAATTATGATCTCTTTAACTCCATTATTAACTTAGAAGATTTTTCTTATGTTACTAAACCTTATGGGGTAGATATACATGATAGTATTGGTAATCTCCCAGCAAACTTTCAAGACTACAATATTGTGCGAAGTTCTGTACTACAATTAGTTGGGGAAGAACTTAAAAGACCCTTTCAGTATAAAGTTATCTCAACAGCAGGTGGAGGGTTTAATCAATATCTTCAAGATAAGACAGAAGCACTAAGACAATCTTACTTAGGACTTTTAAATGAGGTATTTGGAGAACCTAATAATTACCCTAATCCTAAAGATGTAGAAACATATTTTGCAACAACTTACACTAACAATGCAGAGATTACTGCTAATAAGTTATTAAAACATAATGAGTATTCTTTAAAGTTAAAAGATAAATTTATTAAAGGATTTAGAAATGCTCTTATATCTGCAGAAGAAGTTTACTATGCAGGTATATGGAATAACTCTCCAGTATTAATTCCTTGGAACACCATCCACTTTGAGTGTGATAAAAATCAAGATACTGATTGTATAGAAGATGGAGATTGGGCTGCAGGAAGATGGTGGGTAGATAGAGGACAAGTATTAGATTTCTGGGGAGACAAATTATCTCCTACTCAAAAAGATATGTTAAGAAGTGCTGATGTGTTTAATGCTACAGCTTCTTATGGACAATCACCAGAAGTTATTACTACTACTTATCCTCAGTATAATTATACTGGAACTAAGATTTTAATGCAACTGGTTTGTTGGAAGAGTGAGAAGAAGATTGGTACTCTTACTTATATAGATGATAGAGGAGAACAACAAAAAACTACAGTAGATGAAGACTTTGAGATTCCTGTAGGAATGGAAGGAGAAATGCAAGTAGAATGGTTTTGGATTCCTAGAACTTGGGAAGGTGTACAAATTGGACCTTCTATCTTTCTAGCATTTGAAAGTCCCTATCAATTTAATACTGTAGATAATCCTTATAAGAGTAAGTTACCTTTTATTGGGAGGGTTTACTCAAACTTAAATTCTAAACCAACGTCTCTTGTAGATCTTATTAAACCTTACCAATATTTATATAATATTATATGGTATAGATTAGAGTTAGAATTTGCTAAAGCTAAAGGTAAGAAGTTTGTTATGGATATGGCTCAATTACCTAAGAGTAAAGGATGGAGTGTTGAACAGTGGATGTATTACTTTGATACTTTAGGTATTGCCTTCATTAACTCTAAAGAGGAAGGAAGAGATGGTGATGAGAATTCTACTGCTAAATTCAATCAGTTTACAGGAATAGATATGTCTCTTTCTACAGCTATCCAAGGATACTTTACTATGCTATCTAAGATAGAAGAATGTGTTGAGAATATTACTGGAATTACTAGACAAAGAAAAGGACAAATTAATACCTCAGAAACTGTAGGAGGAGTTGAGAGATCTGTTAAGCAAAGTAATGCTCTTACTGAGATTTACTTTCATGAGCACTCAATGGTTAAAGAGAAAGTACTAGAACATCTTTTAGAGTTATCTAAGATATGTTACTCTAATAATGAACAAGGTAAGTTAGTCTTTGATGAATTTACTAGAGAGATGTTAGATACTAAAGGATTATTATATACAGACTTTGGGTTATATGTAACAGACTCTGTTAGAGAGAATGGAATATTAGAACAACTTAAAGGTATTGCTAAAGAAGGTATTAGTTCTGGAACTTTAGAGTTCTCTAACTTAATAACTTTAGTTAAGAGTAACTCTGTAGCAGAAGTAGAAAATTCTGTTAAGCAATCTGAGAAATCTAAGAGAGATCAAGCAGATGCTCAAAATCAAACTGCTCAAGCTCAGATAGAATCTCAAGAAAAGATTTCTAAGGAAACATTAGATAGAGAAGATAGAAATAAACAATTAGATAGAGAGAATAAAATACAAATTGCTGAGATAGGAACTCTTAGAGGTAAAGATGGTCCATCAGATTTAAATACTAATGGAATACCTGATGCTATGGAATTAGGTAAACTAGCTCTTGATCAATCTAGAGAAGAGTTTAATCAGAAGAAAGAAACTAATAAGCTATCTTTAGAAATGGAGAAGTTGCAAACACAGAATCAACAATTCTTAATTGAGCAACAACAACAAAACCAAAAGAATAAACAGGATGCTGTATTTAAAGCTAAAGAACTTGAATTAAAAGAAAAAGATATTGAAGTTAAGAAAAAAGCACTTAAGTATAAAGCTAAACCTTCAACTAAAAAATAACGTATAAAACAAAAAATAATTATGGAAGAAGAAGTAGAAAAAGTAAATACTCCTGAAGTACAGGAAACAGTTACAGAAACAGTTGCACCAACAGTAGAAGTTGTAGAAGAAGTTAAATCTTTTAATAAAGAAAAAGCAATCTCTCTCTTACAAGAGTTAGGTCTTTTATTTAAAGAAGGTTATGTAATTTCTGGGTATAATCCATTGTTCTCACACTTACATAAAACCATTACTAACTTAGAATACAGAGTACTCGATGAAATTTAAAAAGAAATATAAAGATGGAGTTGATGATTTAGTAATAGATCAAAAACTCAATGATGCTGAATCTGAGAGAATGATGGAAGTTAATACTCCTAAGAAATCTATTATTTATAAATCTGGAGATTTTAATAATTTTTCTGCAGAAGATAAAAAAAAATATAGAGAAGGTATTGCTTCTGGTAAAGCATTCTCAATTGGAGATAGAGAGTATGCGGCAGCTAATAAAAAACAACAGTCTTTTTCTGCTAAAATGGAAAATTCTAATAAAAGTATTAGATCTAACTCTACTGAGAAAAATAATAATACATCTTTAGCATCAATGAAAGCTCCGTCACTAACTTCTATTACAGCTAAACAAATTGCAACTCCTAATAAACAATTACAAAAAGAAGAACAAACTAAAAAAGATTTTAATATTTCTTTAGAGCGAGCAAGAATAAAAGCAGCTAATGCAACTAAGCCTGGAAGTATGGGAGATCCAAATAACCCAGATGTTAAAGCTTACCTAAATTTACTAAAACAAAGACCTTTAACTAATAGTGAAATTCGTCAAATTAATGATACTAAAGATTCAGTAGATCCTACAAACATTGCTTTAACAGCTATGACTATGCTTGGGGTTGGAGGAGTATTAAAGTATGGTCCTAAGTATGCAAAGCCTTTACTAAATAAAATTCCTGTTGGTAAATTACTTAAAGGTTTTAAAATGCCCACACAAGTTAAAAAAGTAGCTGGTAAATTATCTCAAGTAGAATATGATAAACAAAGAGCTATTGAATATACTAAACTTTTAAATAGAAGACCTAAATTGGATAAATGGGGACAAGCAAGAGTCAACTTTCAAATGAGTAATGATTTAGTTCCTAAAAACAGAGGCTTGCTTTTAGATGGACCACTTAGCCCAGATAATTTAAAAAAACTTGCAAAAAGTAAAGCAATTCAAGATATGGAAAAAGAAGGAATTGAAGTGGCTAGTAAATTAAAATTTAAAAAAGTAAAGTAAATAATAATAAAAAATATTATAACCTATAATAATTAACGTATAACTTTTATAATTTAACAACAAATAATATGTTCGGAGATTTTATTGATGAAGAAATAGATGAGAAAAAAGTAGAAACAACTACTGAAGAAGTAATTGTGGATGAAGATGAAGGTAAAGTAGAGGAAACTACAGAAGTTACTAATGAAGAAACTGAAGAGTCTCCTTACCAAATTTTACTAACATCTTTAGTTGAGAAAGGTATTGTACAGATAGATGAAGAAAAAGAATACTCTCCTACTGAGGAAGGTTTTACTGAAGTTATTCAAGATACTGTTAACAAAACTTTAAATAATGTATTTGCAGAAAATGAAGAGTTAGCTCTTTTATATGATGTAGTACAAAAAGGAGGATCTATTCAGGATGTAGTTAATTTCTACAAAGAAGTTAATTATGCAGAATTAGATATGACAGATGAGGATACTCAAGAAGCTGTCTTAATTGATTACTACTCTCAAAGAGGTTTCTCAGAAGCTAAGATTGAGAAGTTAATTAAGAATGCTAAAGATGATGGTTCTTTTGAGGAAGAAGTTACTGAAGCTCATACTTCATTAGTTTCTAAACAAAAGAAAGAAGTAGAAGATTATCTTAAAGCATTAGATGAAGAAAAGAAAAATAATGAAGAGGCTGCTGTTGAAGCAAAAGCTTCTTTAAGAAACCTAATTAATAAACAAGAAGAAATTCAAGGTTTTAAATTAGATAAAAAAACTAAAGATGAGTTCTATAACTATATGACTAAACCTGTTAAAAATGGTAAGACACAATTAGAGATAGACTCAGATATTGAAGAGAAACAGTTAAAGATGGCATTTATGTATTTTAATAATTTTAACATTAAAGATATTAAAGCACAATCTACTACCACCTTAACTGAGAAACTTAACAAAGCTCTTAAGTCTCAGAAAGACTTAAATACTAAATCTTCCTCATCTAGTGGATCTAGTAGAAAACAAATAGATGATTTTGATGATATTATAATTTAACAAATAAAAACAAATAAATAAATAAAATGGATGTAAATGTAAACACTAGTAATCTCCCTAAACTGATTGATGCAAGATCTGTATCTGGAGCACTTACTGACAGTAACAAATTAGATCAACTGTTGCTAAGAAAACCTTTCCAGTTTGGTCAAGTAGTATCTTACCTTATTGGTAAGCAATATGGACATTCTCTTCAGTGCTTAACAGAAGCTTTGGGTAGAATTGAGGAGAAAGAAATTGATAGTAATATCTATCAGTGGGATGTAGCTTACATGAATGATAGAACAATCAGAATTACTGGTGCTCCATCTAATGCAACTACTGCTTCTAACTTGGGTCTTAACTGTACTCCTGTACAAATGACGTTGGAAGAAAAATGGTTCTCTGGTATTGATAAGGTTAGAACAGATAGTGGAGCCTTGGTTAATATTATCTCTGAACCTGTACAAACAGGTAATGGATGGTTGTACACTTTCCAATTCTCTGATCCTTCTTTCTACTTTGATCCTGCTGATGTATCTGTAGGTGCTAAATTGAGTAGAGCATACTCTCCTGTTTCAGAACTTTCTACTCAGGGTGGTTATGTAGATTTCTATTCTCCTGCTAAGTTTGAGAACTACTTTACAACTCACAGAATTGAACATGCTATCTCTGCTGAGGCTATGAAGCAAAAGATTGCTATTGAGTTGACTAAGAGTGATGGTACTAAAACTTTCTCTTGGATTGAGAAAGCTAAGTGGGAAGCAATGTCTCAACTTTTGAAGAGAGAAGAAATTGCACTCTTGTATGGTACTATGTCTAAAGGAAATGTTCTTGGGCCTAATGGTAGACCAATTATTGAAGGTGCTGGGTTAAGACAACAAATTTCTAATAGAAATAAAATGTTGTACAATAAATTGTCTTATGGTTTCTTACAAGATTACTTGATGAACCTATCTTGGATTGCTAATGGTCAATCAGGTGGAGATTTCAACTTTGTAATGATGACTGGTAGACAAGGTATGATTGAATTTGATAGAGCTATCCAAGCTGAGGTTAGAAACTTGAATATTAAAGTATATGAAGGTGGACAGTTTGTTTCTGGGTCAGGAATGAATATGAGTTTTGGGAGCCAATTCAAAACTTGTGAGTTTCCTAATGGATTGAAAGTAACTGTAGTTCATTGTCCTTTCTATGATGATATTACTTTTAATCGTCAATTAGATCCTTCAACAGGTTATCCTTTGGAATCAAGAAGATTTACTATCTTCAATATTGGTAATAACTCTAATGGTGCTAACTTAGTTAAAGTAACTCTTAAAGGTGCTCAAATGGGTGCTATCCAAATTGAGGGTATGACTGACATTAATGGTACTTACAAACAAGGATTTGCTCCATCTGCTTCTGCACTTGATGGTGCTCAAATTCACATGATCAGAAGATCAGGTATCTTGTTAAAAGATCCTTTGTCTTGTGGTGAATTGATCCCTGCACAAATTGGTAAATTCGTCAACTAATTTTTCTCATGTTGTTGTAAAGAGAGAGCAAGTATTTTACTTGACTTTCTCTTTATTTCAACATATATTTACATTTTATAACAACAAAGAAAATAAATAAATTTTATGAAATATTTAATTAAAGCAGTATTAGATAATAGTTGGGGATTCTTAAATCCCAGAACAGGTAAAAGACAAAGTATCTTTGAAGGTACTAAAAGAACTGTATGTGCATTTGAAAGTAATGGACAGTATGTTACAGGATTATCAACAGAAGAAGCTAGAGATTTTGAAACTAAGTTAGGTAAACCAAGTGGTTACTTTGGACCTAGAAGTGCTTTCTGGAGTTCTGCTCCTACTGAAGTTATGGGTAAAGACCATGAAGGGTTTAAATTTGAATATACAGTAAAACTAAATTCTGTAGGTGAAGATGAAGGGATGGTTCTTGAAACTGGGGAATTAGATGAAGATGAAATTTGGAATACTTTAAAAGTTAAATTTCTAATGGCAAACCCTGTTGTAGCTTACAATACACTCCCTAGACCTAATTACACTTTACTTACTATGACATCCTTAGAAGAAGTTAGTAAACAAAAAGTAGAAATTAGAAGAAGTAAAGCTAGAGCACAAGGTAAGTTAGAAATCTTAACTCCTGAGGATCAAAGAAAATACTTTACAGTTATCTTTAATAAAGAAACTAAGAACTTAACTGAGAATAGTGTGTATGAAAGACTATCTGATTATATTGATGGTAGTGTTGCTAACGCAGATACTTTTGTAGCTCTCTTAGATGATAAGAGTGTAGATGAGAAGTTTAAATATAATAGATTGTATTCTGCAGGTATTATTACTAAAGATTCTCAAGGTTATAAGTTTAATGAGATTCTATTAGGATTTACTTTTGAGGATATGTATAAGTTCTTTACTAATAAGAAAAACCAAGAATTAAAAGATCTCTTAGAAAAACAATACACTAAAATGTTTGAATAATGAATATTAAAGAATGGCATAATAGTTTTAAAGTACAATTAAACTCCTTAGATAAACAAGGAGCTTTAAGAATGCAGCCAGAGATAGTAGATATATTTCTTAACAAGGCTATTAATAAAGTTATGCTAGATCTTTATAATAACTATGAAGAAGGTCAAATAGCCTCTGATAGTATTTCTTCTCAAACTATAATTAAAGATTGTACTTTTACTAAGGTGGTTACTGATAAGTTTAAGGTAGATCTTCCTCAAGATTACTATTTTCATTTGCAATCTAATGCTAGAATTAAAATTGGAGAATTGGAAGGCGATGTTAGAACTGTTAGACAAACTTTAGATAGAGAAAGTAAAGTACTTAGTTCTCCTTTTAAAGAACCTGATGATACAGAAGTACCTATCTTCTTTAAAGACAATGGTATATATGTATATACAGAAAAAGCAGAACTTGTAAATTTTAATATGACATATTTAAAGATGCCTATTAAAGTTTCGTATAAAGATAATATCTCATCTGATGTTGATGAATACCTTCATGAAAGGATCATTAACTTAGCTGTCATAATGGCCTTAGAGAATTATTCTTCTGAGAGAGTTGCCAGTAAAACTCAAATTAAAGATGTAACTTAAATAAATTGTTAAACAAAATAAATTAAAATTAAAAAATGGACGTATTAAAAGTCTTTGTAAATGGTGGTACTAATACAGGAACTACTTTGGACAGTATGGTTGAAGGAGATATTTTCTTAGTAAAAGCTTCTGACAACACTCGCTTAACAGCAGCTACAGGATCAGCTTTAGCTAACTCTGTAGATGTTAGGGTAGCAGCTAGAACTTCTAAAGGAATTATGTTTTCTACACCTTTCAATCGCTCAACAGTTTCTTATGTAAACTATAAGGCTCCTGTTGCAGCTACACAAAAAGTAGTTACTACTACCCTAGCAGATATTGCTAATGATAGTACTACTTATAATAAAACCTACACTCTAGGTATTCAAATTAAAGAAGATTTGAGAATGGGTACTTACAACAAGAATACTGAAATTCTTGCAACTGCAGTTACTCCCTCAACGGCTTACTCTAGTGCTGCTGTAGCAATGAAAGATATTACTTCTCAAATTGCTAAAGGCTTTGCTGCTAATCCTTTAACTTCAACTTCTCCTGCTTCCATCAGCCCTTCTCCACAACTTGTTAAAGTTGAAAGAACTAATGCTGGTACTGTAGTAGTTTTAGCTTCTTCTGGTGCTACTTTGGCTGTAACACAAGGTTCTAAAGTAGCAGTTTTGACTCATGGAACTTTAACATCAACCCCTGCAGTAGGTAGTGTTCTTTCTATTAGTGGTAAAGTTTATTTAATTGAGGCTTATGATACTATTTCATCTACTGTAAAAAGAATTACTTTAGATACTGCTTATCAAGGTGCTAGTGCTGCAGCTTTATCTGCAAACACTTCTGGAGCTGTTGGGGTAATTACTACTACTTCTACTTGGGCTTTTGTTTTTACAGGAATTGTTCAACCTAAAGGAGATAGATTCTCTCAATTTAGAATGGTGGATTACATTGTGACTTACCCTAAAGGATTTGATGTTAGTGGTCAATTGACAGTAACTCTTACTACTGCTCCTGTTCAACCTATTGGTTCTTGGAAACAAGTTAGACAAATGGAAGAAACAGCATTCACTAATACCATGCCTCTTATTAACTACAGAGAATTTCCTTTTGAGGATTTTAGTTTGAATGTTAATCTGTCTGCTACTACAGCTACTTATGCAATCTTCACATTAGTACATTCTACTGGTGGAGTTAATAGCTATAATTTCTCTCAAAGTAATTATAGAGAGTTTCCTCAAACTACTGTATGTGCAGTAACTGGTGCTGAGGCTGCTGTAGCTGATGATGGAACTGATGCTGATGATACATTTGCTAATGCACTTGTAGGTTGGTATGGAGCTTCTGCTATCCCTGCTACTGGTAATGTTGTTTTTGGAGATACAACTTTCTAATAACAACTCTCATTAAGATTCTAATAAGGCTACTAGAAATGGTAGCCTTATTTATTTTCGTATAATTTATATGTTACTATCAAAGATAATTCAAAATTTACAGGAGTTGCGTAGTAAATTCCTACAATCAGATGATAACCCACTCTCTGATAGACAAATGTTATTCTTAGTTAATCAGTATAGAGCACAACTTATTAGACAGGATGTTGAGAAGGGTAGACCTTTATCTCCTTTCTTACAACAAGAGTTACCATTAACACTAGAGAAAATAGATTCTAGTATTGTTGCAAACTTAGGAGATTGTATCTTAGCCTCAACTATTACTATCCCTAAACCTGTAGAAGGTTATACACAAGATTACATTACTTATGTTGGATCTCCAGATATGGAAGAAAGATACTCAGAGTTAAACCTAGCCTCATTAGGTAGTGTTAAACATACTAAATATGCTACTAAAGTTCCTAGGTATTTTATTAGAGAGAATAAGTTATTCTTAAAATATCCATTAACTCTTACTACTTCCAAGATCTTAATTAAAGGAGTATTTGATGAGCCAGAAGTTGTAGCTAAGTTAGCAGGTAAGTTACCTCCATTTACAGGTATGAATTGGGACTACCCAATCTCTGCAATGATGGTAGGTATTATTACTAAGATGTTAGAAGAATCAGAATTTAAGTTTAGCTTTCAAATTCCTGCTGATAATGAGAATGACGGTAGCCAACAGTAAGAAGGATTTCTTTAAAGATAACCCCTCTTACAGTAAACATAAAGATTCCTACATAGAAGTATGTAAAACTTTTAAAGAACTATTCTATCAAGAAATATTTAAAGGTAAAGAAATAGAAACTCCTATAGGTAATTTTTGTATAATTAAATTTAAACCTAAGAAAGAGTTTAAAAAGAAACCAGTAGATTTTAAAACAAGTAAAGAAGAAGGATTTATTGTTAGATTCTTAAATGAACATTCTAATGGTTATGCTTGTAAAATATCATTAAAGTCTAAAGGTACTCTTAAGAAGTATAAATTTAAATGTGTTAGAGCTTTTGGAAGAAGGTTAGCAAAACACATTTTCACTAACCCAGAAGCGTATAAACAATACAATGAATTTAGTAAACATTAATACTGTAATATATAGGTTGGAGTCTATGTTAGTAATGCCTCCTCCATTAGCTGATTGCTATGAATGGATAGCTGCAGCATTATCTCACATAGGAGGAGAATTTCCACAACAATTCTGTACTACTGGAGTTAATGGTGTAGAGAAATTAATTATTAAAGATTATAGAGGATGTCTTCCTTGTAACTTTGTACAATTTATGAGATTCATAGAAGCTCATGATGATAAATCTCCTATAGTAGATCCTATCCCATTAGTAGATGATAATCGTTTACCTAATTACTTAGAGACTTCATATTTGTATGCTAATAAGAGAGTTAACTTTTATGATCCTACTAAACAAGCTAACCCATTTAACAATTCTATTAAACACTCATTTAATGAATGGTTAGAACCTAGCAACACTAATACTTGGAATAGTTCCTTAGATTATAGATTTGAGAATGGACATATCCTTACTAACTTAGAAAATGGAGAGTTAGTTATGCAGTATTGGGGAGTTCCTTTAGATGAGAAAGGATTACCTTTAATTCCTGATAATGAGAGTTATATAGAAGCTTGCTTATGGTTTTGTTGTAAGCAATTATCCTATCAAGGAGCTAAGTTTAAAAATCCAGAATTTAATCTAAATTTCTTAGAAGCTAAATGGAATAAGTTTTGTGGTCAAGCAAGAGCTGAGAGTAGAATGCCAGATCTTCATATGTTACAAAGACTTTCTAATGAGAACTTAAGATTCTTACCTATTACTAATCACTATTATACTTCTTTTAAATACTTAGGAATACAACAACAAAATAATAGACATGGAAGGTTTAAATAATTTTGATAAAGGTTTACACAGAAGTAATAGTCCTATTACTCAACCAGAAGGATCTTATCCTGATGCTATTAATTGGGTGAGAAATGATGAAGGTAGACTTCTTAATGAAGAGTTAGAGGAAATTGTATCTTCTTACCCTAAAGAACTAATGGGTTATACTATCTTAAATGCAGAAGCTATTTGTCTATTTGCAGATGAGATAGGTATCTTTGATAAGGTTACTAAAACTTATACTACCCTTATTAATACACCATTTTCAGATATTACATCCTCTGTAGAAGCTAAAGCTAGGGTAGGATTATATGGGAATAGATTACTTTATTTTGTAGAGAAAGATAAATACATTAGAAGGATAGACTTAGATAACCTCTCTGCTTATACAACTATAGATGATTATCAATTACAATTAGATTTTCAATTACCTGAGATCTCTAATATTACTATTAATTCCTCAGGAAACCTACCTACAGGAGTTTATTATCTTGTAGCAAGGTACATGACTGAAGGAGGTAATAAAACAGCAACAGGGCTTATTTCTGAGCCTATTTATATTGTTGATGGAATTAAGAATAATAATACAGATAATTATGATGGAGCACCTCCAGGATCTCCTTCTAATAAAAGTATTACATTTAATGTAACTAATAATGATAGTACTTATCCTTATGTAGAAATATTAGTAGCTACTTATGAAGGAATAACTAATGTACTTACATCTTATTCTTTAGGAATATTTAATAATAATACCTCATCTATAACATTCTCAGATATTACACAATTTGTTGATAGAGTACCATTAACAGATTTAACTACTAACCCTACATTCTATGAAGGTGCAGGTAGTATAGAACAGAAAGATAATATCTTAATTCTATCTAATTTAAAAGTTAAACAAAGAGATACAGATATACAAGAATTAGTTAATGATATAAGAGTACTTGTAGTACCTAAATATACTCCTTATGTAGAAAATATAACTTTATATAATACAGAAACTAATACAAACTTAGCTCCTGATGCGGCAGCAGATAATTCCACAGCTCAAATAAAAGATGTATCCACTAATAATTTTATAGGAACACCTAAGACAGAAGGATATATTAAAGATTATCAAAGAGGAGAAACTTACTCATTTGCTGTTACACCTATTTATAAAGATGGATCTTTAGGATTTGCTTATCCTATACCTGCATTAAATAATGGGGTTACTATAGGATCTTTTAAAACTACTTACACTTCATCTAATTCTCAAGGTAATACTTACCCTTCTAATTATGGAGCTATTAGTAACACACCCATCTTAAATCATTTAATGCCTGATGTTAATGAGTATCCTCTTTATGCTAATAATCAAATGATACAATTAACACTTAAATTTGATGGGATAGATTTTTCAACTATTCCTGATGTAGTTGGATATGTCATTGGTTATCAAAAGAGAGATTCTTCATTAAATACATCTATCTTAACAGAAGGTATATTAAGACCTTTAATGAAAGATAGTGTCAATAGTAATAAATGGGTAGCACCATTAACAGGAGCTTTTAAAACAATAGATGGTGGAGGTACTAATTTTGCTACTCCTGATGTAACCTCTCCAGAATATACCTTCTTATCTGCAGATATTATTCATGGTAAAGAAATAGAAAGTAATAAATTAGAGTTATTAGGTATTCAAAAAACTAACTCTCAAAAAGTAGCTAAGGAAGGTAATTCCTCAGGATCTCAGATAGTTGAATTTATAACTACTAAACAAAATGAAAGTTTTATTTATAAAGGAACCAAGGTAAACATTTTAGATAATGTAGATATTCCTAATCTTCCTTTTAGTAATGCATTATATTCTTACACATCCAATGGTAATCCATTCTATGTTAGAGGTACTAAAGGATTTAAACATCTCTCAGTAGCTTCTTCAGTATTAACTGGGGTAGATATTAATGCTAGTAGTAGCACTCCACATTATGAATTAAATATAGATACTAATGATTATCTAACACTACACACAACCGACAGAAGTATTACAGATACTTATTTTAAAATAGCTATTGGTAGATTACTAAATGATTTTACAACATCTGCTAATCAATATGGTAGGTTGGAAAATGCTGAATATTGCCCATTAGGACATTCCTTAGATAAGGCAGTACAATCTATTACTGTAGGTGGAGATACATTTACTCAGAAATATGCATTTGATATTTGTGAAGGTGTACATGATCATATGGATGATTTAACAGGAACCCGTGGGTATATTGCTGTTAGAGGAATTATATACTCATTTATACAATCTCAAAATAACTTTGCTTATAAGCATTATGAGGAAGGTGAAGTTCCTTATTATCCTAAGTATAAAACTTTATACTCACAAACAGAACCATTAGGATTAGGTAATATAGATCATACTAAGGGCTATTCTACAGGTTATAATAGACAGTATTCTGCAGTTAATGATTTAAGAAGATCAGTCCCTAAACCTCTCTTATTTCAAGAGGTAGTTAATTATCCTAATAGGAGTATATACTCAGAACAGGCATTTGAGGGAGAATTAGAAGATAGTTATAGAGTATTCTTACCTAATAGCTTTCATGATATTCCTAAGAATAAAGGAGAGATTATAGATACCTTTGTTTATAATAATACTTTCTATCATCATACAGAAAGATCTTTATTTAAAAGTTTTTTCAATCCTAATACTACTCAAGCAACATCTGAAGGGGAAGTTATCTTAGGTAATGCAGGTATCTTTAGATTACCTTCTATAGAGTTATTTACTCAAGATGGAGGTTATGTAGGTACAACAACTAAGGCGGGTATTAATACACCTTTTGGGAGAATCTTATTAGACAATCATCAAGGTAAAGTGTTTCTTCTCTCAGAAGGAATTAATGAGATCTCTGATAATGGGTTATTCTCATATTTTAGAGAGTTAATTAATCCTGATAGTAGATATGTAACTACTTATGATTTTAAGAATAAGAGATTACTATTATGTAATACAACTACTAATGAGGCAATATCTTATTACCCTAAAACTAATACATGGACTTCTAGACATTCATTTACTCCTAAGTTTTATATTTCTATAGATAGAGATACTTTTGCATGGAATACTTCTGCATGGGATACTTCTTTCTATCAGTTAGAGAATAGTAATGATGTAAGAAAGAATACTACTATTACTATTGTAACTAATAACAATCCTAATGAGTTTAAAAGATTTGAGAGAGCAGAGATTAATACAATGTCTGGAGGAGTTGGGGGTATATCTAACCCAGGAACTATCCTAGATGATAATTATACTTTTAAGAAGAATACCTTTACATCCATCCAATGCTGGAATGAAAGACAGAACTCTACAGAGTTACCTTTAGAGATATTTAATGATTACTTAGATTATGCAGAGTACTATAATAATAAGATCCCTGTTCAATATTTTAAAGGAGACTTTAAGTTAGAGTTACCATTAGATGCAGTAATAGATGCTGATAAAAACATCTTTAATCCTACTAATGTAGATACTACACAAAGCTTCAAACAACCCTTTACTTCCAAATATCTTTATACCAAGCTAACGTATAATAATCAAATACCTTTAGTCTTATCTTACATTAAGATAATGTCTAATTTATCTGATTATTAATGAAGGGAAAATACAAAAAGAAATACGGTACTGGAGTTCAACAAATTTATAATGATACTCCTGATTATTCTAAAATACAGAATAGAAGAGCTGAGAGAGATGCTTTAGAGAATACAGGATTATCTGTAGCTAATGAATTTGGAGGACAATATAAATCCTTAGCTCAAGGAGGTAATCTCTTAGGTAAAACTATTGAAGGTAATGGAAATAATAAAGGTAAAGCTATTGCTGGTAAAGCAGTATCTTATGGAAGTACTGGAGCTGCAGTAGGTATGCAAGTTGGTGGACCAATTGGTGGAGCTATAGGTGGAGGAGTTGGGTTGATTGGTGGTGGTATTATAGGTGCTATGAATTATGATAAAGATAGACAACTTAAGAAAGAAGCTGAGAAGATAGCTTATCTCTCTAATGCTAATAAGAAATTTACAGAAGGTTCATCTACAGATGCTCAATCATTCTTAGCTAAGAAAGGTAAATATAAAGTTAAAGCTAGAGTAATAGAGACAGAAGGAAGAGAACCTATATTCTCACCTAAGAAGGCAGATGGTAGTAGAGATTTACTCTATTATAATCCTAATGATCCTACACACAAAGAAGGTGGTGTAAAGATGGCAGTAACTAAAAAAGGATGTGGAGCTAAGAATATGAAGTATGCTAAAGGTGTTAAAAGTGTAGGAGATACTACTAAAACTAAAGTTAATATTCCTATTATTAAAAAAGATACGTTATTTTCTCCAGACTTAGCTCCTGATTTAGAACTAGAAGGATTATCTAAAAAGAAACCTAAAAATCAAGAAGAAACTACAAATTCTAAAAAAGATAGCGGTAAATTTTGGAATAATAAAAAAATGAAATATGGTAATGGTACTAAGAAACTTAAACAACCTATAGAAACTACTGATAGAAGAAAAGTGCAAGCTTATAACGATAGTTTGAATGATTATAAATTTAATGAAAGTTCATTAAAAAATCTTTTTAAAACTGGTAAAACTAGTAAAGGAACCCCTGTTAATTTAAACACTAAAACTTATGTTACAAGACAACAAGGTATAGAAAATGATTATAAAAAATTTAAAGAACTTAAATTAAATATATCTAAAAAAGATGTTGAAGGTGAATGGAATTCTGTTGATTATATACACAATAATACTGGTTTAAACAAAAGCATAGGTGCTTATCAATTCAAACTTTTAAATGGTGGAAATTATACTTTAAAACAATATAAAAAACCAGAACAACCTTATGTTTTAAAATCTAATACTAAAAGAAGTACTCCAGAATATTGGGATGATGGGCAAGGACATATTTATCAAGATAAATATAAAGAGGCCAAAGATTATAAAGTTAGGCCTATTGTAAGACCTGTAGTTAAAC